TTTACTAAATGGGCTAGCGTTTTCGGTGACCAAATTGATGAGTTTTCTTAAATCCATGTTGACATTCTCACTAAAATATAGTATATTTATCACTATGACATTCTCTAACAACATTCAGCGCATTGGTTTCGCTTGCAAATGGGCAGAAATCAATAAAAAGGGTGAGATCGCTAGCACCGAGGGCCTGAACACAGGTGGTACAACATTGGCTTGGGCAAGACGCAATAAGCGTAATATTGTCGAAGAAAAGATCATGGATGTTGCTAAAAAGAACATTCTTAACACCCATGCTCTAATCAAGAAGGTAGCAGAATTGCCCCCTGAACTGCGTATGTTACGTATCACTAGCGACATGTTGTCCTTCTATACGCATGAGGAATATAGTGACTTCTGGAAATCTACCGAAGTGCAGAATAGTTTAGAGCGTTGGTTCGCCCCATTAGGTGAGACTGCTAGGGCTAATGATGTTCGACTGAGTTTTCACCCTGATCAGTTTGTCGTATTAGCAAGTGATCGCCCTGAAGTAGTAAATAAGAGTATAGAGGAATTTGAATATCATGTGGATATGGCCCGTTGGATGGGGTACGGAAAGAAATTTCAGGACATCAAGATCAACGTCCACATCAGTGGTCGCCAAGGCCCCGATGGTATCAAAAGAGTTATGTCAAGACTCAGCCCCGAAGCAAGAAATGCAATCACAATCGAAAACGAAGAAATATCATGGGGACTCGACAGCACCCTCGAACTCGCAAACGATCTCGCTTTGGTGCTAGACATTCATCATCATTGGATTAAAACTGGAGAATATATTGAAGAATCTGACCCACGTATTAGGATGGTTATTGATAGTTGGCGCGGTGTGCGCCCTGTCATACATTACAGCGTTTCAAGAGAAGAGCATCTACCTGATGCCTGCACTGCCAGCCGTCCCTGCTTGACAACACTACTAGAATCAGGACATAACAAACAGAAGTTACGTGCGCACAGCGACTACTACTGGAATAAAGCAGTCAACGACTGGGCTTTGTCACATCGGTCATGGGCTGACTTGATGTGCGAGAGCAAGGCTAAGAATCTTGCAAGTTTCTCATTACATGAATATGCAAAAAATAGTAAATGATCTAAAGAAGTACAACTGGAATTTCATTACCAGTTTTGGCAATAGCCTTGAACAACTGAACAACAAACAACTTAGGTTCATGAAGGGGTTTGTCTGTGAAGAACTTATTGCCTCTCAGGATAAAACTTTAGATTGTTTGCGTGAGGACCATAAGGATTTTTATTGGAACAAACATAAAATCACTATGGAACTTAAAAGCCAATTGAGCCAAAGCATGTACAAACAAAATGGTTCCTTGCGTAAAACTTTTATTGTTAAGTTTACCAATAGCAATGGTACTAATAACAAAGACACATTGGATCCTAGTTTGATATGTGATATTACTTTGGTATTGCGTAACGACGGCTCATTCATTGTTGACCGTGACACTGTAGTAAAGAACTTAGTCAAGACCGGCGATGGATTTGACCTTAAGTTAAACTCTAGTGATATCACGGAAATATCTGGGTACATCACGGACAAGACTAAGTATGATGTAGACCTCGAAAGCGTCATGGTTAATTCTATACGTGAGGCCATCAATAAGGGTAAGTCATGTTTGACAAGTTAAAAAATGTATTAGGGTTAGGAACGAAAAAACTAGAGCCAAGGCCGATTCCTCCAAGCGAAGAATCTTCCAAGCCCAAGAAGAAAAAGGCTGAGCCTACCTTGTCTCCTAAAGAAGAGGCTACTAAGAAAGGTGAGCCATATGTTGCTATCCTCAAGGTAGAATTGGATCCTAATGATATCAACAACGGAGCCTTTGAACTAGATTGGAATGACAAGTTCCTCGCAAACCTTATCAAACAAGGTTATAAAAAAGATCCAAAAGATACTGAGAACGAGATCATTGATCGCTGGTTTCAAACAGTATGCCGCAATATCGCACTAGAAATCTACGAACAACGGGCAGCTGACCCAGAAAATCGCCGTGATGACATGCGAGTTATCAGACAAAGAGATTTGGGTAACGGGCGCACAGAAGTTAGTTGACATTTTCGCAAACACCTAGTATAATATACGTATATTATTCTACTAAATAGGTGTTCTTGTGAAATATGCTCTAATCGATACTGCTAATACATTCTTTCGTGCCCGTCATATTGCGTCACGCAATAGCAACACATGGGAGAAGATTGGTATGGCACTACACTTGACACTCTCAAGTGTAAATCAAGTAGTGCGCAAATATGGTATTGACCATGTTGTATTCTGTTTAGAGGGCCGTTCATGGCGCAAAGATGTTTATAAGCCGTACAAGGCTCATCGTGCTGTAGCCCAGCAAGCATTGACTGAGGCTGAACAAGAAGAAAACAAAATGTTTTGGGAAACGTATGATTTGTTCACTACGTTCCTTCGTGAGAAAACAAACGTTAGCGTACTCAGGCATGAGCGGGCTGAGGCTGACGATATCATTGCCCGCTTTATTCATTTACATCCCAATGAAACGCATTATATTATTAGTTCTGATACTGATTACGTTCAGCTTATCAGTGACAACGTGCATCAGTACAACGGTATCAGCAATCAACTCATCACCCTCGATGGATACCACGATGAGAAGGGCCGACTAATTATCGACAAGAAAACTAAAGAACCTAAGTTGCTCGGTGATCCGCAGTTCCATCTGTTTGAGAAGATCATGCGTGGTGACGCAGGTGACAATGTGTTCAGCGCATATCCAGGTGTTCGTACTAAGGGTAGCAAGAACAAGGTTGGTCTAATCGAAGCCTATGCTGATCGCAACAAGCAAGGCTTCAATTGGAACAATATGATGTTGCAACGTTGGGCAGATCATGAGGGCGTTGAGCATCGTGTGCGTGAAGACTATGAGCGCAATCGTTTGTTGATCGACCTTACTGCACAACCTGACGAGATTAAAAATCTTGTTGATGAAAGCATCATTAAAGGTGTTCGCATCGCAACTACTCCCCAAGTTGGTATTCACTTTATGAAATTCTGCGGCAAGTACGAGTTGACTAAGATTAGTGAACAAGCAGAGACTTATGCTAAGTGGTTAAACAGTCCTTATACAGGTTCATTAGCATGACAGACAAACTATTCTTTGGAACCATATTAGCAATGTTTGTTGCTTTTACTGGTCATCCTTGGATAGCACTTTTTATATTTTGGTTGAGTATTATATGAATGATAGAATTGCAGAATTAAAATCTCAATGCATTGTGCGTGAGCAACGAGGTACCAACGCTTTTGATAGTTACATGGTAGATCGGTTTGATACGGAAAAGTTCGCCGAGTTGATTGTGAGAGAATGTGGAGAAGTTGCTTATAAGGCCTATTGGAATAATCCCGAAACAGTTAGAGGCGTACACATTCAAGAAAAGATTAAGAAACATTTCGGAGTTGAAGAATGACTTTCACTACTACTGGTACAACTTTTAAAGAAATAATTCAAGGTGATCCAGACTTTACAATGACTGATGGTATCAAATTGGTGCCACGTGCTGGATTTGAGATCAGCAAACGTTGTCCTAGAGAATATAAATTAATTCTTGTTGAATGTATCAATAATGGTTGGATCAAGCCTATCGCATATATGAAAGAATCAGAATATGTTTGGGAAAAATTAGGAGACTAACATGAGTGATGTAACACCAAAAGACATGTTATGTAAAGATTGTAAACATGCATTTCTACCCTGGCATGATTTACCAAATTGGTTATTCTTTAGAAATCAGTATTGGTACAAATGCAGACGTTCAGGGAAAACCATAGAAGTAGAATTCAATCCAGTAACCGGTAGCAAGTCTCTTCCAGCAGACTATAAGAGTTGTTATCAGGAACGTGGATTTTTAGGGGACTGCGGAAAAGAGGCTAAATACTGGTCTCCGAAGCACAAAAAAGACTTATTCAAATTGTTAAAGAGGTAATTATGACTGAACTAATCGCTAAACCCATCATCAAAGACCAATATTGGGTCGTTACTGACGGGGATAAAAAAGTAGGAAATGTCCTAGCAAATAGTGCTGGATACGAAGTAATGTTGAACGGTAATGTATTACAGTTTAACAATACAGTAGATATCAAAAAGAAGATTAAGATCAGTTTTCAGCCCATGAAGTCGAATAGGACTAGGGTTGAGATGCCTTATCCTGAGTATCCAACTACGGAAAAGACTCACAACAACATGTTTGACTTAAAGCGAAAATTACACATTTTCACTAAAACTTCAAAAAGCAAGTGTCAGCATGTAGCGGGATGGTTCGTACTCAACCAAAATGGTGATGTACAGACAGTTTTTTGCCCTAAATACATCTTTATTCAGCGTTATCCCTATCAAGGACCGTTTAAAACAAAGGAAGAGGCCGACAGTCTACTAAATAATTAACATGGTTAATATAAAGAGGTTCTTTGATAAGATATCACATCTAGAGGGTAAAAAAGTAAAAGATGTGGTTATACCCATAGCAGAGGCTAGGGTGTTGCGTGATGAGATAGCAAAAGTTTTAGCAGACTTACACGCAATGAATACTAAGGAAAATTCAAAGGAAGAAGTAATCAAAGTAGAGATAACAGGCGGTAAATTTAAATGAGTAGAACACAACCAAAAGTCATACTTGAACACGTTGATAAGACAACGTACAAGTGCGACCAGATCGTAGAGGCTAGCGGAATCTGGGCTGTATTCTATGATGGCCAACCTATCAACCTCAAGAGCCAACATTACCTCGCTAACGAAGGCGCACCTAAATATAAAAAGACAAGTTTCAGCAATCCTGGCCATGCTAGAAAT